AGCACTTCTTCGCGCTTACTGGGCATTACGGGTCGCGGTGTCCCGCGCCTCCCATTCCTTGACCACCTGATCGGGCAACCGGCCAGCCCAGGCTTCCGCAGGCCCCCGCCAATCCAGAAGCCGTGGCATCTGGACCTGGCGCACGAGAATGAACATCGTCACCCATTCGACGATTCGTCCCGCCTTGACGCGCCGCGCCGTTGCCGGTCGCAGCCGCTTGCCGCTTGTCGCCCGCACCACCGGCAAGACCAGCAGCAGAACGCCCGGACGATTGGTCGGCACGAGTTCCAGATCGCGGCCAAAGCCGCCGAATTTGGTGGCGCTCTGCATGTCGTCGGGCGTCATGCGGCGCCGACCACCAGCCTTCATGGGTACGTTCGCGGTCGGGATCGCGAGGTACCGGCCGCCCTGGCGGCGGATCAGCGTTCCCTCTTCAAACACAGCGACAATGTCGGCGGCACCGCCGCGCCCACCCTTCCCCGGACGAGCGAAGACCCAGGCCGCCGTGCTCAGGCTCTGCCCGCGATCCGGATAGATGTTGAGCCGAACGGCGTTGGCGAGGCGTCGGCCAAGGCCAGCACCCATGACCTGCGAGCGCAGATCGGACTTCAGACCCTCGCCGGTCTTGCGCACGGCAGCCGTGACGGCCGCTTCGGCAGTGCGCACCTCGCCAGCCAGAATCTTGGCAAGATCGCCATCGATGCGGACGTCGAGTTTCATATCGCCACCACGTCGAGCCGATAGACCCGACCGTCCATCGTCGGCATGGGCGGTGCCTGGACGCGGTAAAGCTGACCGTTTGCCTCGATCGTGTCCCTTTCCGCGAGGGCCGGTGCGATGGCAGCCAGGACGTCGAAGACCGTGCCGTCGTGCACCAGCTTGGCGCCGCCGATATCGACCACCGGCTGGGGCTGAACCCGAATGATCCGGATCGCCTGACCCGCGCCCGTGCCGCCCGGACGCCAGAGCGCGTCCTCGGCCAGGTTGGGATCGGCAAAAAGCGTCAGCAGTGCGGCGTCGAACACCGTCATTGCCGCCGCTCCTGCAGCCGGGTATCGATCCGGCGCAGCAATTCCAGCTGGGCGTTGGATCGCTCCTCGATGCGCGCCAGACGTTCGACGATGGTCGAAATCGTCCGTTGGTCGTCGTCGAGCCGCTGCTCGACACGCGCCAACCGCTGCTCCTTGACGGTGAGCCGGGACTCGACCGACGAGAACCACCAGATAAAGCCACCGAACTGGACGAGCAGCGTGGTGATGAGGGCGAGCGGAATGCGCCGGTCGATCGTCCAATGCAGCTCCGGCGGATCGCTGGGCTTTTCCGGGAGCGGCATGTCTCGGGTTCCTTCAGGACCGCTCGTCAGAAGCTGGCGCTCAGGCGAACCCGACCGATGGTCTCGCCAGCACCATTTCCGACAGCATCGACCGCGACACCGATCAGGGTGTTGCTGGTGGCGGTCTTGGTCGTTTCCTTGGCCGTGTTGTCCCAATAGACCTTGTCGCCGACAGCCCAGGCTTGCGACGCGGTCTTCTTGAGATCGAACACGCCGACGAGGACAGCCTCGACGATAGTTCTTCATCGAAAACTCCTCTCCAAAAGACGAAGGGCGGCAAGTCGTAAGGAATTGCGGCTGCCGCCGCAGGGCCGCCCCTTCTCGTCAGGATGATTGTGTGGAACGCGCGCCTTACGCGCCGGGGTTCTTGTAGAGGCCGCGCCAGTCGATCGCCTTCGCGCCGAAGTCGAGGCGGCACTTGATCTCGACACCGTCGACATCGAAGCCGTTGCGGGTCTCGATATAGGCGCCCTGCTGACCTTCGAGATAGGCAAACTCGATGGTGTCGATCTGCGCGGGGTTCGCGGCCAGGAACCACGCACCGGTGCTGACGGCATCGAGACGCGGCTCGGAAATGGGCGTCAGCGTGCGGATCGATTGCGGCACCACATCCCCGGTCTTCGCAGGGACGAGATTCTGAGCGATGAGCTGCTCGGCCGCCAGTTCGAGTGCGGCCGGCACCACCAGATAGCTCGGACGGATGTTCAGAACCGTTTTCTTGTCGAGGCCGGTCTGCTTTGCCATCGAGGCACGCCCTTCGCCGACCGCCGCCACACTGAGCGCAGTACCTGTACCAGCGAGATTCTTGTGCGTCGCGTGGAACAGCGCCACGCCATCGGCCATGGCGGCGTTGGCCGTGACGATGCCCCAGACCACGTCGCTTTCGAGCGTGGCGATCGCCGTGCCGTACATGGCGGGAATGCGCGTGAAGGCGTCGAGATCATCGTTGATCAGGACCTGACGGGTGATGGCGACCACGCGGCCGTAGGTCTCGATGCGGTAGCTCTCCTTCGACTCCGAGATGGTGCCGCGCTTGAACTCGCCGCCCTCGCTCACCTTCAGTAGCTGAGGTGCCTCACCCAGCTGGACCCGGTTCATCGCCTTGAAGTCGGTCGCGAGCACCTGACGGCAGAACGGCACGAAGGTGCGCGGATAGACGTCATAGGCCTGGCGCAGCGTCTTGTTGGTGACGGCAGACAACACTTCAGGGAAGTCAGAGGTCGAATGCAGGGCTCGCGTGGCGATTTCGTCGCGCGACATGCCGCGCACATTGACGCCAGCCGAGGCAAGAAACTCCCGCGACAACTCCAGGAGCGTCATGCCGCGATACTCGCGCGCGGGATCGCTCAAGCCGAACAGCGTCGGGCTGTAGCGATGCAGCAGCGCATTGGCGACCGCCTCGCGACGGGTCAGGCGCTCGTCACGCCCGCCGAGCGGAACCGAAACATGCGGGAAGGTCCGCGTCTTCTCGGCGGTATCCGCCACCTTGTCGAGAATGACGCGGCGGGCTTCGTCGATGGCGACCCCGCGACCGACCAGATCCTCGGCAAGGCTGCGCTCCAGACCGAGGCGGCTTGCGAGATCGTAGATGGTGCCGACCCGCGCGCGCTCGGCCGTCTGGGCATTGGCGATAAGCGCCTGCGTATCGGGCTGGGGATCGGCCGCACGGGTGATCGGCTCGGGCGTAGCCTGCGCCGGCGTGGGGGTCACATTGGTCTCTTCCATGGAAGTCCTCATCTGTTGGGAAGCGTCGTCCCGGTCCACGACGCAGGGGATCAGCGGGTCAACCGAACGGAAGCCGGCCGCCGGATCGGCCCCGACCGGGACCGCGGAAATCTCGAAAGGTGTCCAGTCGACCGCGCGCCAGACCTCCGGCGCATTGGCGGGTCGGCTGACCTCGAAGCGATGGACCTGATAGCCAATGGAGACGGCACGCAGATGGCCCGCCCGCACATCGGCCCAGATCGGCTCGACATCGTCGCGCTCGCTGAAGCGGACCCGGGCAATGCCGCGACCGCTATCGATCCTGGCAGTCCCCGGCACGACGGAGCCGATGACACTGTCGAGCGTGCGGAGATCATGGACCTTGAGCAGCGGCCCCCCGGCATTGAGCCGTTCGAGCCGCACGCTGCTCGGGTCCATGCTGAGTTCTTCGTCGAACGGTTCGCCGAATAGCGGCTGCCGCCGGACCCTTGCGCCCGTCGACCAGACCACCTCGATCGAGCGATCCTGCTCGTCGAGCGTGGCCGGCAACAGGTCGGCTGCGCGGCGCATCGCCGGCAGTTCGATCGTGCCATGCATGTTGTCGTCCTTACGTAGAGGTGAGCCCTGGATCGGGCTGCATCACGCCGGTCTTGGTGACCCGGCGCGGGTCGCTGTCGAAAATGAGTCCGAGCGCATCGATCTTGGCGTTCATCGCGGCGATCTCGGCCAGCACCGCATCGGGGTTGTGACCCTGACGCGCGATGGCTTGCGCCAGCGTCATCGTGCCGGACCGCATCGCCAGAAGGTCGGCCATGGCATCCTTCAACGGATCGACCGCTTCAAAACGCGGCGGCGACCATTCGACCGGGATGCGCGGCTGCGGGAGCTTGCCGGCCGCCCAGGCCTGTTCGGTGAACCAGTCCCAAGTGGGCTGGCAGAGCATCGGAATGACGATCTGCCACTGGACCGCGTCGATCAGCCGGCGAAACTCGACGAGACCCGCCCGGATCGACGAATAGTTGACCTGACTGAGATCGCCGGTCAGCAGCTCGTAAGGCAACCGAAAACCCGCCGCCAC